ATCTCGGGACATTATCGACGGCCTGCTGCGCTGGATTGCAGAAGGCAAGACGCTTCGGGAGTGGTGCAGACAGCCCGGCAATCCGCACTACACAACGGTTTACGATTGGATCAACGCAAATGAGCAACTTATCCTACGCTTCGCGCGCGCGCGCGAGGATGGATACGACGCTATTGCCGAGGAATGCCGCATGCTGGCAGACACGCCGCCGCAGGACCAGGTCGAGGTGCAGTGGCGCCGGCTCCAGATTGACACGCGCCTGAAGCTGCTAGCCAAGTGGAGTCCGAATAAGTACGGCGACAAGGTCGGGATCGACCACGGCGGATCGATCACGATCAATGTCGTGACGGGACTGCCGGATGACTAGTTTCACGGTGCCTCTGGGATTCACGCCGAGGCCGTGGCAACTCGAGTGCTACCAGCGCCGCAAGCGGTTCACCGTGCTGGCCCTGCACCGCCGCGCCGGCAAGACAGAACTGGCGCTGGTGCGTTTGCTGCACGCCGCGATCAAGTGCCGGGATCAGATGCCGTTCTTCGTGTACGTCGCGCCGTTCCTGAAGCAGGCCAAGACCATCGCCTGGGCACGCCTGAAGCGCAAGGTCGAACCCATGCTTCGGTATGGCGGCGTCGAGATCAACGAGGTGGACCTAGCCGTTACTCTGAAATCCAACGGTGCCACGATCCGCCTGTTTGGTGGAGACAACCCAGACGCGCTGCGTGGCGTGCGCCTTGATGGCTGCGTCATTGACGAGGTGGCCCAGATCAAGCCCGAAGTCTGGAACGACATCATCCAGCCGGCGCTGTCAGACCGTAAGGGCTGGGCCATGTTCATCGGCACGCCGGCAGGAATCAACCTGTTCAGCGAGCTGTTCTATCGGGCGGGTTCGCTTCCAGACTGGTACGCGGCCAGGTACACGGTCAATGACACCGACGCGCTAGACCGCGATGAGGTCGAGCGCCTGCGGCGCGACATGCCAGAAGCCGCGTTTGCGCGCGAGTACCTATGCGACTTCAGCGCCGCCGGCTCGGATCAGCTCATCAGCCTGTCGGACGCCGAGAATGCGGCTGGCCGGCATTACAAGGACAGCGACGTGCTGGAGTTCCCGCTGGTTGTTGGCGTCGATCCAGCCCGGTTCGGCGATGACCGCAGCGTGATCGTGCTACGGCAAGGCATGCGCATGGAAGATCCGATCATCTACCAGGGCATGGACAACATGCAGCTGGCCGCAGCCGTTGCCAACGTCATCGAAGACCGTGACCCGGACGCCGTGTTCATCGACTCCGGTGCCGGCGCTGGCGTCATCGACCGCCTGCGGCAGTTGGACTATTTCGTGGTCGAGGTGCCGTTCGGCGGCAAGGCGACCCAGCCGAACCTGTTCCTGAACAAGCGAGCCGAGATGTGGTGGCTAGTCAAGGAATGGATCGACAACGGTGGCGCGATCCCGGATGACAACACGCTCAAGGCCGAACTGTCCACGCCGACGTTCTGGTACGACCAAGTCGGTCGCCGCGTCCTCGAGAGCAAGGACGAAATCAAGAAGCGGCTACAAGGCGGCGGCAGCCCGGACATCGCCGACGCGCTGGCACTGACGTTCGCTTATCCGGTCGCCAAGCAATTGCCACGCGAGGTGCGCGAGAAGATCGACCCACGCCCGAAGGACTATGACCCATACGAGGAGGTGTGAGGTGCCCGTAGTGAATATGAACATTTCTAGCGTTTGGAGGTCAGCATGATTCGTTTGGCTACTGCCGATGACGAGGATGCTCTCCTCGCAATGGCCAAGGATTTCGTGGCATTCTCGCCATATGCGGACTTCACTTCTGCAACTGAAGAAGAATTACGAACCACAATCCAATGGCTAATAACGAACGCAACTGTTTTCATTGCGGAAAAGGACGGCAGCCCAATAGGACTGTTGGTGGCGATGATTGCGCCATTGTGGTACGCACCAAGAGTGCGTGTTGCAAGCGAAATGGCGTGGTGGATCAACAAGGAGCATCGACGCAGCACGGCAGCGATACGTCTTGTGCAAGCGTTCGAGCAATGGGCGCAAAGCAATGGCGCTGTTGCAATTTGCATGAGCAATCTTGATGGAGAAAATGCCAGTGCCGTATCTGGCATGCTGAATCGAATGGGTTACAACCGAACAGAACAAACTCACACAAAGAGGATTTGAACATGGCAGCACTATCAACAATTCTCATTGGCGCATTGGCTGGTGCGGCTGCGGCTGGAACCGGCTATTCGGTTTATGCTGGCGAGCAGGGCAAGAAGGCGCAGGAAGATGCCATGCGCAAGCAGGAGGCTGCTCAAGCGCAGGCTGCAAAGCAGGCGCAGGCGCAGACCGAGGCTTCAATGGGTGCTATGCGCGCAGCGAATCGTCGTGCGCCAGACGTGGCCGGCATCATGCAGGCAGCGCAGGAGGTCGGCGGCGGCGGGCCCGCCGGCACCATGCTCACAGGGCCGATGGGCGTCAACCCGCAGGATCTTCAGCTCGGACGCAGTTCCCTCCTCGGTGGCTAAACCATGAGCGAATACCCCGGCGACAACCGCAGTTACAAAAACGCGCCGCAGCGTGATCGACTGTTCACGCGCTGGGGTCAGCTCAAGTCCGAGCGTGCATCGTGGTTTGCGCACTGGCAGGAGATCACTTCCTACCTGCTGCCGCGCAACGGTCGCTACTTCCGTCAGGACCGCGACAAGGGCTGGCGCCGGCACAACAACATCTACGACAACACCGGCACCAGGTCGCTTCGCACGCTCGGCGCAGGAATGATGGCCGGCGCGACCAGCCCTGCTCGGCAATGGTTCAGGCTGGCGACGCCAGACCCGGAACTGAATTCGTATCAGCCCGTGAAGTTGTGGCTGGACGATGTGACCAAGCGCATGCAGTTGGTGTTCCAGAAGTCGAACACCTATCGCACGCTGCACCAGATGTACGAGGAACTTGGTGCGTTCGGCACGGCGGCCACGATCATCATGCCTGACTTCAACCAGGTCATCCATCACTACCCGCTGACCTGCGGCGAGTATTGCATTTCGACCGACGCGCAGGGCCGCGTCTGCACGCTCTACCGCGAATTCGAGATGACCGTGTCGCAGATGGTCAAGGAATTCGGATACGACAACTGCTCGACCGGCGTGCAGAACATGTACGACACTGGCACGCTGGATCAGTGGGTGCCTGTCATCCACGCCATTGAGCCTCGAGCAGACCGCGACATCACGAAGAAGGACAGCAAGAACATGCCGTTCGGCTCGTTCTATTTCGAGGTCGGCGGCGAGGACGGCGTGTTCCTGCGCGAGAGCGGATTCCAGTATTTCCCATGCTTGGTGCCACGCTGGGCCACCGCCGGCGGCGACATCTACGGGAACAGCCCGGGCATGGAGGCGCTTGGCGACGTGAAGCAGCTCCAGCATGAGCAACTGCGCAAGGCGCAGGCCATCGACTACCAGACCAAACCTCCGCTTCAGGTGCCGACGAGCATGAAGAACCGGGACGTGGAAACGCTGCCTGGCGGCATCTCGTTCGTTGACGGTGCAAGCATGGGCATCAAGACCGCGTTTGAGGTGAACCTGAACCTGCAATACCTGCTGGCCGATATTCAGGACGTGCGAGAGCGCGTTCGTGGATCGTTCTACGCAGACCTGTTCCTCATGCTTGCAAATGCACCCTACACCCGCATGACCGCAACCGAGGTCGCCGAGCGACATGAGGAAAAACTCCTGATGCTGGGGCCGGTGCTCGAGAGACTGCACAATGAGCTGCTGGACCCGCTGGTTGACATCACGTTCAACCGGATGATTACGAGCGGTGCTGTTCCGCCGCCGCCGCCGGAACTGATGGGCATGGATCTGAACGTGGAGTTCGTGTCCATGCTCGCGCAGGCCCAGCGCGCAATCGGCACGAACGCCGTGGATCGGTTCGTCGGCAACCTCGGCCAGATTGCCACGATGAAGCCGGACATCCTTGACAAGTTCGACAGCGACCAGTGGGCCGACATCTACGCCGACATGCTCGGCGTCGATCCGTCACTGATCGTTGCTGACAAGGACGTGGCTATGGTGCGTCAGGCACGCAATCAGGCGATGGCAGCGAAGGAGCAGGCCGCAGCAATGCAGCAGTCATCGCAGACCGCCAAGAATCTGGCGCAGGCTCCAACAGCCGGTGAGCCGAATGCACTGATGGACGTGATGAACATGTTCAGCGGGTACGGTTCGCCTTCAGCAACGGAACTTTGAAATGCCATACTTCATGAAGACTCCAGCGGGTCCGTGGCTTTACAACTCAACCACAGGCGATTTCGTTGGTCTGAAAGATCCAGATGGAAGTGAACTGATCTTCGCTCGAGCGCCGCAT